GTGTCGTGGCGCTGGAGACGGCGGCGGCGGGCGGCAAGCGTGTCCGGACCGATCGGGAGCGCCGCGCGATCGTGCGGGCGTGGGAAATGCGGCGCACCATGCGGGAGCGCGCGGACCTGGACCGGCGCGCTCTGATGGCGGCGAACGAAAGCAACCGCATGTTGCTCGGCAAGCTGGCGGACGCGGAACGGGCGCGCGTCGACTCCGCAAACCTCGAAAGCGAACTGCGCGACAGTCAGGCGCGTGCCATGCGCATGGTGGGCGCGGCCGTCCGCCAGCGCGCCGCCGCCGCCCGGCTGGCCGGGGAACTGCGCGGATCACAGGCTGAAGCGCGCGCCCTTATGCGCCGCCTGACTGCCGCGCCGCGCGCTCGGATGGCCGGCGGTGGCCTTGATGCGGCGGCCGTGCTGTCGAACCTGGAGCGGGCGGCGAGCGACGTGCACCACGTTGGCACTCGACGGGCTGAACGTCCGGTCGCGAAGCACGAATATCTGATTGGCCCTGGCGGGATGGCCGCCCTGGAGAACGCTTTGGACCTGCTGCGGCCGGCTGGTACAATCACGAACGACTCGGGCGCTGTTGCCGCCCTGGTCGCCTGACCGAACGAAAGGAAATATCTATGTCTCTCAATATCTCGACTATCCGCGCGATCTTCTGCACCGGCGGCGTTGCCGATGGTCTCGGCCGGCTTGTGCTCGATGCCTGCGCCGCCGCCGCCGGTGCTGTGATCTCGGTTCCTTACGGGAGCCGCCTTCATACCGGGCAAGCGTTCTGGCCGTCGGCGGATCGTGCCACGTCGGCCGCCTATCTCGTCAATGCGCTGACCAAACCCGCTATTGACCGGACGCCCGGCGCGCGCGCGTTCGTCACCGCCTGCTTGGCTCTCCAAGACGTGCCGCCAGCCGATGAACTGCGCGCCGCCGCCGGGGAGATGCTGGAGCGGATGGAGGAGGCGCTAGAGGTGCACATCTACAGCGCGGACGATGGCGAGAAGCCGGAGGCGGATTGTCAGTATGTCGCCAGCATCGAGCGCGTCCGGAAGGCGTTGGGGCTGATCCCGTCCGGCATTGAGACCCTGCCGGCCGATGCGGCGGTGACGCTGTGATCAACCCGAACGCTACCAAGCTGGCCCAGGACATGCACGCCGCCGCCGCGTGGTATGACGCCGCCGCCGATCGCTACCACGCGGCGGATATGCCCCAGAGCGCCCTCGCCGCCGCGATGGTGGCCCTGCACCTCGCCAACGCCGCCGACGAAGTCACCCGCTACGAGGAAGCCGCCGCCGCCGCGCTGGCCGCCTGCAACTGAAAGGACAGACCATGACCGACAAGCCCACATTCATCCCCGACGACATCGCCGCACAGAAGCCCGAGTTGATCGCGTTCGCCACCACGGCGCGCGGCGGCGGCTTCCGCCCTCATAAGGATCGCTGGACCGAACTGTCCGTCTACTGGCTCCACGCGCCGCGCAATCCCGGCCGGCGGTGGGCGGCGGTCTCGGCCGGCTGCTCGCGCAATGAAGGCGAGGGCGTGCGGGAGTCGTCCCTGATCGTCGGCTCGCTGGATCGCGCGCTGAACCTCATCGATCAGGGCAACGATCTGGGCGTGATGGTCTGCGAGACCGCGCGCGAGTGGGCCGATGAAAACCGCGTCACCATCCAGAACGCCCGCACCGGTGCGGTGGCATTCGACACTGACCGAGCCGCCCTGGCGTGGCTCTACGGGGAGGAGACGGCAAGCGACGCTTTCCCGCGCCTGCTGGAGCGCGATATGGGCGCGGGCCGCTCGGCCGTCCGTATGCAGTTGAAAGCGGACCGGCCCGTGATGGTGCCGCTTCGGATGATGCTGCCCTTCATCGACCGTAAGGCGTTCCGCGCCGCCATCGAGCAGGAGAACGCCCGTGGGTAACAACGCGACCGGCTACGGCACCAAGCCTAGCTATGCCATCGCGTCCGACCTGTCGGGCGTCGTGCGCACTGATGACGGCTTTGGTATTTTCGCCGATGAATTGGCCGCGACCGATCGGCTGATCGACAAGCTGGAGGCGGAGATTGCGGTCCGGCGCGGCTATTTGTCGGTCGCTCGCCGCCGCCGCAGCGCGCTTATGAAGAAGGAGTCGGCCCGTGGGTAAATGGCAGAAGTGGACTCCGGGCTGGGGCGCTGCCCTGGTGCTAACGCTGTCGTCGATCGTCGCCCTTTACGTCGGTGCTCCGATCAGCGCGTGCGTCCTGATGACCGGCGCAATCGTGATCAATGCGGCGCGCGCGATCGCTGCCCGCATGTTGGGCGTCATCGCTGTGATGACCGGCTACGCTTTCCGGGAGAACGATCGTGGGTGATTGGGTTCGCAATCTCGCCGGGCTGATCCTGCCGCGCTCCGGCGGCGGCAACGACCAGCGCCCGGTCAAGCAGCCGGCCCGCGTCATCCCCGGCGGCGGCGTGGCGTCGGAACTGTGCATGTTGCCGGTCGAGTGGGACGGCCTGGACGCCGCCGCCGCCGATGAGCGCGATACCTGGAAGCGGGACGTGCGCGTTGCGCAGATCAAGGCCGATGGCATCAACGCGGTGGCGCTCCCTGGCATGATCGTCGGCGGGCGCGATGGCGGGCCGCTCGACTGCGCGTTGCAGGCCCTGCCGGCTCTGTCGCGGCTTCAGGCGACCTACGGGGAGCCGATGGCCTTTTTCGGCGAGTATGTCGCGCATGACGGCTTCAACGCGACGTTGGCGGAGCACCGCAAGGGCGTGGGCGACGGTGCCTTCTGGCTGTACGACGCGATGCCGCACGCGGCCTGGATGAGCGGGCGGCCCTATGAGGTCTCGACGCTCGATCGCCTCCAGCGGCTGAAGCATTGCTTCCTGGCGACGGAACCGGGCCTGTTCCTGGGGATGCTCGACTTCTGGCTGCTGGATGCCGGCGAGATGCGGGCCAAGGCGCGCGAGGTGTGGGCGGCCGGTTTCGAGGGGCTGGTCTCGAAGGATCGCGCCGCCGGCTATGTGCGCGGCCGTTCGCCGGCATGGCGCAAGGTGAAGGAGCGCGTGCAGGCGTCGTGCCCGGTCGTGGACACGATCGAGAAGGACGGCCGGCTGCATTCGATCATCGTTCGCGGTCCGAGCATCGGCGGCGTGTCCAAGCCGCTCCGGGTGACCGGCGGCTGGTCTGCCGGAGATGCCGAGTGCATCCGCATAGGCATGAGCGAGACGGGCGCGGGCCGCGACGTGCTGGTCGAGTTCGGGCTGACCACGGGCACGACGCGGTCCATCCGTTCGCCCAAGTTCGCCGGGATCGTGGCATGAGCCGCGCGCGCAACAAGCGGCCGCCGTCGCTGGCGGCGTTCGTGGCCGGTGGCGCGCGCTGGTGGGTCGTGTTCTTGTTCGCCTTCTTCCTGCTGTTCCCGTTCCTGGGGCGGCCGACGGTGCAGGCGCTGGCGTTCGTCCTGGATGGGCTGAACAACTTCGGGAGTGGATGGCGATGAGCGGCTATCAAGTGATGATCGAGCCTGGACCTTTCGAGGAGGCGGGTAACCTGTATCTGATCTGGTGGACGAACCAGCAGGATTGCGTGATGATCAAGGCCCTTGCTGTCGAAGCGCGCGGGCTTACGGCCGGCTTCAGCGAGGACGATGGGGTGCCTGGCTGGCCCTCCTACCTCGCGGACCAATACAGCGGGCGGTACGGACGTAGCGGCCGAGGACGCTTGTGGATCGCCGCCGAGGTTGGCGCACCGGAAGGGTTAAGCCCGTGGCCCAACACGGCTCTTGGTCGCCATCTGGCGCTCTATCATGCCGGCATCGTCATCCATGCCGACGATCTACATCACGTCATCAACCTGCCTGGCATCGTGACGGACATGCGGCTCAATCTGGTGCAGGTGCGGCGATGACCATCGGCCGGATCATGAAGGCGTGCGGCTTCCGAGAGGAAGAAATCACGCCGGCGGTAATGGACCAATTTTCCCAGGCGTTGGACGCGCCGATACGTGATGCAATGAACCGGGCGCTGGTGGAAGACGGCGAGGTGTTCTTCATGCTCGGCGGCGACGATGTTCGCACGATCGACATGCAGCGCATCTTGCGTGATGCCGGCGTCAACGTCGTGGTGATCCGCGATCGTGAAGTTGCGGGTCCGATGGCGGACGATCTCTTTTTCGACTTGCCGGTCAAACTTGAGAGGGCTGACGCGCTGCCCCCCGACCTGTCCTACCTGCGCCACGACCCCACAAAAAATCACCGCCGCCGCCGCCGGATGCGGCGATAACGAGAGGCTACCGACATGACCGAATTCATTCCCGGCAAACGAGCCGACGATTACAAGGATTTGAGTGCTCGGGTGGACGATCCGCCGCGCTTCAATTTCCCGCCGCACTTCATCATGGACGGCGACCAGCGCCGCTATGTCCTGCCGGCGCAGGGATGCGTCTTCACGGTCGCGCACGAAATCGGAACGGGCATCATGATCCCGATGATCCGCGTGGACGTCGTTCCGACCGGCGTGTCACTCCAGGTGCCCTTGACCGTCAACGAACTGCGCGTCTTGGCGGCTGATTTCGTGAAGATCGCCGACCAGATGGATCAGGACGCCGCCGGCCTGCTGGCCGCCACTCTCGCGAAAGGAAAGCCCGCATCATGAGCATGACCAACATGACCACCGATGCCGCAGAGGCGCGGGCAAAACTGAATGCCGACCTGACAAGCCTTCGCGGGCAGATGGCGCGCATCGCCGCGCTGGACCCCAACGAACAGCCTGCATACCCCAATGGCGTCCGACCGTTCGGCACCGGCGACCTGCGCCATTTCATCGCAACGCTGGATGATGCCATCCTCGCCACCGCCGAAGCCGCGAGCGGGGCGGGGGAGCGGGAGGAACTGGCGGCGTTCGGTGCATCCGAAGCGGCCGGCTATCAGTATCCCGGCGCGGATCAGGCGGCAGAGCGCGCGGCGTTCTGTGCCGGTGCCGCACATGCCGCCTCCCTCCCGCCCGCGACTGACCCCGCGATGGTTGCCGACGCCGCGGACTGGATGGAGGAAGCGCGCAAGGCTGCTGCTGCAACCCGGCCGCGCTCGCCTTGGGCAAAGGCCGTCATGCGGGGTGATCGCGACGATAGCGACGAGGTGCGGGCCGCCATGTTCGCGATCGATGCGACGCGTGCCGCCCTCGCAGCCGCCCCGACCATCCCAGCTACGGGGGAGGCGAAGTGATGGCGAAGCTTTCGGCATCCTTGCTGCGGCGCGCTGCCCGCGCTTCCGCTCAAGCCATGGCTGTACAGCACGAATTGACCGCCGCGTTTCGTGATCGATACGGCGTGACCTATTCGGACGTGGATTGCGACGCTCTGATCGACATCCTCGACTATGCTGGTGGCGCTGGCCTGACCGTCGCTGAATGCGACCGTCTGATGGCAGCGTCTGGTGCGCCGGTCATCACGAAGGCTACCGGCCATGCAGCGACCGAGGGGGAGGGCTGATGGGCCTACATCTCCACTCAGCGGCTTGCGAAGCATATCTGACGGAGCCGGACGACGACTTCTATGACCCGCTTGATGGCGTGGATTATCCGCGTGTACGGGCATCGTGGAAGCGGGACCGGCACGAGTTGGGGCGCTTGGCTCGGCTTCGGTCGCGCGACCGTGGACCGTGGGTACGCGATGATCGCGGCTGGGACCGCAATCTCGACCATGCAGTTCGTTTTTACGAACTCGGCATGGCCGCGCACTATAGATACCGTTTGCGCGTGCTCGGGGCGCTCTTGAGCGAATACGAGCGGAGCGAGGAAATTCGATATTGGCGCTGTGCCATGGCCGAGGCATCAATGCGCAACCGCGTGCCTTTGCCGCGAGGCGCCGCATGACCCCGCCAGACCCCCAGCAGGTGATCAGCGATCACGACCGCGCTGTTCTCATGGCCCTGCGCATGGCCCACGACGGACCCGCGCATAGGGAATGGGCGCGACCCGCCGACTGTGGCGGTGACAGCGTCAATGACGTTCGCAACCGGTTGGCCCACTTGGCAGGGGTTGGTCTGGCTGACGTCAGGCCGCGCGAGACCCGCAGGCATTGGTCGAGAGAATACCGCATCACCGCAGCGGGCCGGTCCGCGCTATCGGACGTTCCGCCGCCGCTCCCCACCTCCGACGAGATCAAGCGGCTGGCCTATGCCTTCCGGGACCATACGCCGATGTATCGCAACAAGGGCGTGGATGACCTGATCCGATGGGCCGAGCAGCAGGCGAGCGGCAGCGGATCAATCGCGGCCGGCGAGCGCGGACAACTTCGCGACATCGTTCGCCGCATCAACCAGGCGATGCACCCGCGCAAGCACGAACAACTGGCCGTGATGCTGCTCTATCGGCCGATGAGCACACGAGACATCCGCCGGCATTTCAACATCGGCGGCGATGGCGTCCGCCTCATGGTGAAGAAGCTGCGCGATGCTGGTTGGGTGCGGATGCGGCCGGGAACTGGAATCGGTAAGACAATGGCGATCTGGGAAATGACGCCGGAAGGCCGGGCAGTCGCCGCCGCCGCAACAGCCGATTGCGCCGCCGATAAAGCGGTGTCATAGATCGGGCGCGGTCGGTGGCCTCCGTTTCCTTCGGGGTGACGGATCGACACGCAAACGGGAACGGCCCGGAGGAGCAATCCCCCGGGCCGTTCTTGCGTTCAGAGGTGATGATCAGCCGCGCAGGCGGGATGCCGTGTCAGCGACATGCGCCCGGACCTTGGCTTCCAGCGCGTCACGATCGGCCACCAGATTGGGCGGATAGGTGCCTACGATCAGATCTGCGCCGGCATCGATCGCCTTCACCAGTGCCTCACCGGCTGCGATGATGGACGGCACGGTCGCTCCAGGTACGATCAGCGGAGCCACCTGTCGCGCCGCTTCGAAAACGCCGGCGAGCACGTTGGCGATTGCCGTCTGCTGTTCCGTTTTCGCCATCTCACTTCCCCTTCAGGTCGGCCATCGCCGCTTGTGCACCGGCCAGCGCGGCCTTGGCCTGCTCGAGCGCCGCCGCGTAGCTGCGCGCCTGGCCCGCCCGTTGCGCGTTGCTGGCGATCCCCAGCCACACCGCCGACCCTTCCAGCGCATCGGCCATCCGCTTGGCGGCCGGCGTGCCGGCGAGGTTGGGCTTCACCGCGAGCATCGCATCCGCACCGTAAGCGGCCGCGTCGAGCGCCTGCCAGGCGAAGGCGAGCGCGGCGTCGTCGGTGATCGTCGATGCAAGGGGCGAGGTAGCGGGCGAGGGAAGCGTGGCGTCGGCGACGGCAGCGGCGGCGCGCTCGGCCGGGGTAAGGACGACGGTAGCCGGCGCGGTGCCGGCGCTCGCGACCCCGCCGGACGGGCCGCACGCCGAGAGGGAGGCGCAACACGCCGCCGCGACAAGGCACATGGTTCGAAACATGGAGATCTCCCCGAATCGACCGGCGAGATTGCCGGCGGCGTCACCATGCGCGCCGCCGGCCGCGTCGTCTATGCCAGGATCACCAGATCCGACAGGCGACGCTTGATCACCTTCACCTCCGGCAAGCCGAGAGCACCGCCCTGGATGATCCGGCGCTCGGCCGCGTCGTCGCCGCGATCGGCGGCGGCGTAGACGCCCTTGCGGGTGTAGAATTCGCAGGCGATCTCGAGACCGACGAACGGATCGGCGGCGAGATCTGGATTCGTCACCAGCGGCAGATCGAGCGCTGCGCCCGTCATGCGATAGTTATCCAGGCCGGTCAGCATGGTCGGGCCGCGCCCGCGATACTGCCAGCCGTCGGGGTGCTCATCATTGTCGAGCGCCGCCGGCAGGTTGCCCATGCGGAGTCCGTATGTGTCGTTCGCCAGATCCTCCGGCCGCCGGGCCAGGCGAAGCGCGCGAGGATTGGGCGTCTTATCGCGTGCCCGCGGATCGACCGCGTACCGGGCGGGCCACACTTCGGCGAGCCGCTGCGCGCTGTAGGAAAGGTTCTCCTCGAAGCGCGTGAAGCCCTGCGTTTCGTGGCAGGTCTCCGCGATCGTCGCGAGCAGCCGGTTCTTGGTCAGCACGTTGTAGCGCGGGAAATTCCGCGCCGCCGACAAGCCCAGCCGCTCGAAGGGCAGGACAGAGAACGGCCGCGACGCCGCCGCCGCGAACAACTTGCCGTAGGTCTCGCGGCCGGGAATGCCGTCCACACCAGCGCCGATCATGCGCTGTGTTTTCTTCCAGTCGATGTCCATCGTCGTCACCTCACTTTTTCGCCGGAGCGGGTTGCAGATCGAGCGGGTCGCCGGCGATGCGCGGGGCGGCGGGGGCGGGATCAGCCGCAATCGGTGACCAGGCGCTGCCATCCCACGCATAGCCGTGCTCCCGCATATATTCCGGCCACGGGATTTCTCGCTCGCCGCCGATCCAACGGCCGTGCAGTTCCGCGACTGATAGGAGCGACATGGCCGGAACCGGTTCGGCCTCTAAGTCGTCGACCGCCGCGCTGATAGCGGCATGTATTGCGTCCCGCTCCTCATGGAACTGCCGGGCCATCACCGGCAGCTTTTCGAGCGCTTTCGGCACCACGAAGGGGTTGGCCTTGACCGGCTCCACCTTCATGCCGAGCACAGATGCATCGCGCAGCCGGGTTGTCGTTTCGCGCGCGCGCGTAGGAGCGGGATCGGCCACCGGCTCGGCCAGCAGGCTTTTCCGCACGGCCACCGTGTCGTCGGCGGCGTCGACGATCTCGTTATCCCGTTGCTTCTTGAACCAGGACCGCACCGTGCGCCAAGCGAGCCACATGAAGGGCGCGATCGTGGTGAGCCATTGCAGCGTCGCGTCGCGCATCAGGATCTCGCGCACGCCGTTGATGTCGTGAGCAGACAGCGCGGCGAACAGCGCGCCGGCCAGGGTGATGCCGAAGAATACCAAGCTGAATACGGTGCTGATCGACGCCTTCAGCTTCGAGTCGTCGACGACATATTTCGGGGTTGGCTGGTCTGCCATGTGGGCCTCCGTTGTTGGAGGCCCGTTCCTACTCGCTTTTGCCGTCCGGGGGGAGAGTGCCGGGCACGTCGCCCAGCCGCTTCATCAACCCTTCCTCCCCGTCCATGTGGTCGGTTGGCGGGAGGATCACGGCAGGCGGGCGGGCGCCCGGCGCGTCTAGTGCCGGCACCGCCGGCGGCGCGGCAGGGGCGGGCGCGGCATCAGGCGTGTCGGCCAGGGCATCGGCGGCGCGCTGTGCGATCGCACGGGCCGCGCCAACCGCGCCGCCGCCGAAGATCTTCAGCACGACCTTGACCGAATAGCCGACGCCCAGGCCGATCATGCTGGCCCAGGGGATGGCGATGTTGAAGTGCCAGATGAATGGGCAGACGATCAGCACGCCGATCCAGGTAAGCGGGCCGGTCTCGCGCAGCGTCTGCACGCGGCCCAGCTTGCGGTTCTCATCGCCGATCGTGACCAGTCGAGCGAGGTAGACGCCGACCAGGCCGAGCAGCACGGCGATCAGCGTGTAGACCGCAGCGCCGACCTCGATCGTGCCTTGGCTGGCCGACTGGAGCGCGGCGAGCGTGCCCGTCGATGCAGCCGCCTTAACGACGTGCGGAGACAGTAGAGACGGGAGCGTCGACATTTGCATGGGGCCTGACGAACGTGGTTGCGAACGCAACTACGAATATCAGGCAGAGCATCGCAACGCCCCGTGTTTTTTCTGAACCGGTGACAGGTTCGATCCGGTAGTAACCCTTGTGTTCGACGAAGTGATCTTCCGTCTTCACAGCGAACTTGTTCGCCCACCATGCCCATGTGATCATCGCCGCCGCCGGGATGCAGGCGACCCACGAAATGACGGATGCCGCTTCGCGCTCGCCGGCATTCATGACCTGCCACAGCATCAGGGTCAGCAGCCGGGGGGCGGTGATCGTGAGCGCGGCGGCGACCAGCCACAGGCGGACGCGGCGGGCGACGCGGATATAGCTGCGGGGCGGCGCCGGATGATCATGCGCCCGGTCGAGCGTGTCATAGATCCATTGCAGGCAGATCAGGGTTACGGTCCAGAACGATGCAACGGTGAGGAGTGCCACTAGGGGTTGGCTCGCCAAACTAGGAGGGAAGGACGACTCGACGGAGAAAACGGCGTTCATGGGTTGCTCCCTTTGGTCCCCGTTGATCTAAGCAAGCCCCCTTGCATATGCCGTGACCGTGAGCGCGTGTCGACGGTGCTTGTTCCGATCAGCGTGATCGTCAGACGAGTGACCGGACCGTGAAACTGCGGTTGTAGCGAGGGCTGGTCGGGTTGACCGTGCGGCCGCCGGACAGGTCGCCGTAGAGGATGCGATCATGCAGGAACGCACCGCTCTTGCTGTTGGGCACGACCAGCACCGGCTCCAGTTCGTATCGCCACAGATCGCCGTAGATCGTTTCGTATTGCGCTTCGCTCAACATATTGAGTTCGAAGTCTACGGACCGCATTGGGCGACCGCGCACCCGGTCGGGGATACCGCTTCGCTTGCGCTCGAGCGTGGTGAGCGGCGCGGGCGACTCCTGCTTTTCGACCGAATGATTCTTGCTAGTGCGGTTCAGCCCGACGATGGCGTGCTCGATGTGCAGAATGCCACCCGGCAGGGTGGCGTCGATGACAATCCGCCACCAGTTGAACGACCTTGCAGGTGAGATGCGCAGCAGTCCATGATAACCGGGACGCTGCGGCAAATTGGGTGACGCACGAAACGCCGCCGACGATGTGCTGAACTGCACATTCGCGCTGTCGTCGTTGATGAACACGGCACCGGCCTGCACAAACCACCGCGCTGACTCCGGAAGGTTCGTGTTAAGGAGTGCGATTGTATCGACGGGAGCGCCCGCCGTGCGGAAGTCGATGACATACCGATCCGGCTGGCCTGTCGTCTGTGCGGTCGGGATCATGCGCGCCGCAGCAGGCGAGTCGCGAAACATGTTGGTCAGGGGAAAGCCGGAGAGTTGCGACCGCTGTTGCACCTCCACCACTGGAGCCGGCACTACAAAGATCGCAGGCTCGATCATCACCGCCGCCGGCGACGTGGTCTGCCCGCTGCCGTCTAACGTGCGGAACCCTTCGGTCGCGCTCCAGCCCTCAACGGCGCCTACGGCAGACCTGTTGCGGGTGCGCACGAAGTAATTCGTCCGCTGGTTCAGGCCCGGCAGATCAACCGTCGATGCACGCGCGACATTGAAGATGGGGCACACACAGAATTCAAAGTCCGGCCGCACCGCGATCTGCACATCCAGTGTTCCGTTCGCGCCGGCGTCGCTCATGTTCAACGTCGCGCTGGTGGCGGTGATATTCGAGAACCCGTTGGTCGTGGTCATGCCAGCACCTCGACGCTGAACCGATCCGTGTTCATGTCCTGCGCATACGCGCGGGTCCGGACCAGCGTGTCCAGGTTGATCGCATCGTCGACCACACGAAACGTCGGGACGTTGGGCGCGACCGGGATCACGCCGCCGATGTCGATCGCTTCCTCGACCTCGATGCCGACATGCACCGGGTTGATCTTCGACAGGTAGGCGAAACGCTCGTCGAGCAGCACCTGTGCGTCGGCAGCGCTGTCGAAGAACATCTCGATCTCGCGATCAGCGCCGTTGATAGCATCGATGTGATCGGCCGCGATCGCCGCCGACACGGCCGGGTTGGTTGGCGACGTCACCACCACCCCGTCCGTCGTGTATTTCGCAATGTCTGCCGGTGTTGCCGCCATGGTGCCCTCGCTTCGTGCCCGCTTCGTTTACGCCTGCGCCGCAGCGGCGACAACGGTCAGGATGTCGGCCAAGTTCGCGCGTCGAAGATCTTCTTCTGTGCCCCCGTGTCCGGATTGCCGTTGGCATCTTTCGCCGCGCTGATTGCTCGCTTCAGCTTTTGCGCTCGCGCCGCGACCTTCCTGTCGATCGCCGTTCGACGCATCGCACCTTCGTAACGCGTGATAACGGCTTCCAACGTGTCGCCCGTGTCAGCAGCTTCCGCCATTGCCCAAGCGAACCGCTCTTGCGTGCCCGCGAGGTTAGCGGCGGTCAGAAGCAACGCCACGGTCGCGCCTGGCAGGGTCCGGTAATCGCGAACCTCTCGCGCCTTGTTGGCGTACTCATATTTCTTCGCGCCGCCGGTGGTCAGCACCGCCATCATGCGTTCCTCGCGCTCATCGTCGATCGTGTTCAGCATCCGCGCCTGCGCCTCTATCGGCGTCTCGACGACCAGATTGCTGAGTGGCACCATCTTGCCGGCAAGGTCGAAGCGAACGGTGCCCGGATCGGCAAAGCTGTTCGACAGGATGCATCCGCAGCCGGACGGCAGGTTGATAGCAAGGTCAGCCTGATCCGAAAGCGAGACATACGACTTCAGCACACGATTGGCATCGAAGACCGCGTAGCGGTACATCATCGCTTGTACTCCATGATTGCAATCTGCCCGCTAGTGGCATTCCAGGTCGAATTCGTCGCGCTGAACCGAAGCCAGAACTGCACGCTTGTGCCCGCAGCCCAACTGCTGATCGCAAAAAACATAACCGGGATGGCGCCTGTGAGGGGAGAGAACGCGACCTGACGCGACAAGGCGAATTCACCGGAAGGATCGGACGCCATCAACTCGACCACCATGACGCCGCTTCCCGTAGTTCGCCGGCCGTCGGCTTGCACCATAATCACCATCGTGCCACCGCCGGACGTCATGCCTGCACGTTCTGTATCGGCCGTCACACCAGCACTTACACCATTTGCGCCCAGACCCGACTTGGTCACGCTGTTGGTCACGGCGTTACCGCGGATCTTGATCGTGTCGACTTCCAAGTCTCGGATCTTGGCACTTATAATGACGGCATCTGCGAACTGTGCGCTGCGGCTGATAATGTTTTCGGAAAACAGATCACCACCCACTCTATTCCATTGACCGTTGAGCCAATACCAATAGATCTTCGACGTCGGCTGATACCAGGTTTGTCGATCAAACTGACCCGGGCCGGGATTACCCTCCTGCACGAAGCCGAACGGCGGCGGCCCGGCATCGCCCTTGATGCTGTCGCCCTTGTCGCCCTTGTCGCCCTTGTCGCCATCGACGGAATAAGTGATGCCACTGACCGAGTCGCCAACACGATATATGGCGAAAGCGGCATAGACCACTTCGCCCGCCGCATTCGCCGGGTGCGCAGCCGGAGCGTCGTAGCCCTCGACCGTGTAGATGAGTGTATCGTTCTTCTTCTGGATAGCGACCCGCACCGGCCCGGCGGAGAGCGGTCGATTGGCGAAACGCACGGCAGCGTTGTTGCGAAACAGGAAAAGCCCCGTGTCGTCTGACCAGTGAATCGCGTAGTCCAGCGTATCGTAGCTGGCGTTCGCGCCGGGGTCAGTCGTGAGTGCGATGAATGTGCCGGGGATCAACAAGCCGCTGACCGTCACGGACCGATCGCCCTCACGGATCATAGCCTTCGCGTTCCAATCCGAACCGCCGCCGCGCTTGATCACCGCTGTAGGCTCCGGCTCGTAGCAGTATTGCAAATCCTGAAGCGTGAACGCACTCGCACCTCGATCACCGCTTATCCGCTGTGGCGGCGACCAACTCGTAAGCTGTTGCGCACCACGGAATGTTGCCTTGCTCTGCCAGAGGTACGCCGTCCCGGGGGGCGGCCCATCTGTCCAGCCGGCAGGCGGATTGCCCGTGTTATCTCCAGGCGTCGCCGGCACCGTGGCAGAACGCAGGAAGACGATCGAAGGGCTGGTGCCATCCGGCCCGGGCGTCCCGCCCTCACCCACCACCCGATACGCCGGCCCGTAGGTCTGCCCACCGTCATTCGATTGCCGCTGATAGGCGTCGGCACCGAAGAAATTGTCGTGCCAGCCATCGACGCCGTTGATCGACCATTGCGTCTTCACCAATGGCGCGGCGGCGCCTGGTTCGCCCTTGCGGCCGGTGATAGCAGCACGGAAGCCGGCCAAACTGGAATAGGCCGTGCTCCAGCGCGCCTTCCAGGTTGACGAGTCGATCGGCGTATCAGTCGCTTCCTGATTCCAAGGTGGCGTCAGGCTGGAAAGGTATGATCCTAAATCCGACACGGACGCGTTCGCATTGTTGCGTGCGTCAGTGATATCCGCCGGCTTGCCAAGCGTGATGTATCGGTTCTCCAGCGCGCTCAAATCCGCGGTGATGTCATTCCACCGGATAATGGTCTCTTGTTTCTCGCTGCCAGCCGAAAGCACGCTATCCGAACTGATGTCGATGATACGTTGTTGCGCTTTTGCGAACGCCACTTCTTCGTCGGAGGTCATACCGACCGTGGCACCCTTCTCCGACGGCTTCAACGCTTCGATCGAGGTGCCATCGGCATAGGTGAAATCAGTGGCCGTCTTCGGCGGCTGGCGGCGAAACCACCATGCGTCATACACATCGCCATTAATATCGGGAGCAACCCCGGACGGCGGCGCGTGTCCGGCCGACGGCGTCGCATTTTGATAGAGCCACTGGCTACCATCAGCGAGCCACACCAAGTTCCCCGCCCGATATACCGTCGCAGAGTTATAGACCCCCTTGTCTTCCAGATTGTCGACATAATTGACCTGGTCATCGGTCAGCACCAGCGCGGGGCGCGCGGCGCGCCCTTTAATCAGCAGGTAGGGCGACGGTGCCGCTGCCGCTTGCCACTCAATGACGCGTGGATCGATTGAGCCGGAACGGTCGAGCGTAGCAACAGGCGTACCGATGACGGCGCGAGTCACCGTCACCTGGTTCTGAAAGGTCACCAGCGGCGTGGCGTTCGCCGACTGCGCCAGCGCCTCGAGCAGATCCTTCACGTTGCGCTGCTGATCGGTCCAGTAATGCGCGCCGCGGTTCACCGCCGCGTCGAGCGCATCGAAGGCGCTGGTCTGCACACGCACCGCCAGCACGCCCGCATGGGTGAGCAGGATGCGCTTCATGATCTGGCCCAGGCGATTGCTGCCGAAGATCGCGTCGACGGTGATGACGCCGGTCGGCGGCGCACCAAGGCCGATCAGGCCCAAGGCGACACATGTACCCCACTGGCCCGCCTTGATGGCCCTGGTGTCGATCGCCGCCGCCAACGCCTCATAGGTCGGGTAATCGGCGACGCGCGGGCCGAACGATGATCGGCCTTCGAACAGCGCGTTAATCTGCAACGTGTTGTTGTAGCCGTCGATCATGCCGATGTTGCGGACAAGGTCGAAGAAGTTGACCGGCACGTTGTTGCAGGTGCCGAAGCCGGCAGGCAGGAGCACGCCGCGCTTGGCCGGATCACCGTTGATGCCGCCGCCGCCGGTGAACTCCTTGGTCAGCAGCGGCTTGTCGATGAACGCGGTCGAGACCTGCGCCGTTACGGACAACCGGCCGGTCGCCAGGTCCGGATCGGCATCGGTGATGTAACCCCAGAAATCGGGGATGGCCGTCGGTCCCTCCAGGACGCCGGTGTTGTGAATGACGACGCTTGCGCCCTTCCAATACATCCGGCGCGCGTCGGCGTGTTGGAGAAGCGGAAGCGAGATTTCGAACCGCGCCTGTCCCGCCTGCACCTTCCCGTCCATGTCGGTCGACATGAGTTCGATCGACATGGTCGGACGGCGGGTCAGGGCGGCTTGCCAGACCAGCCCTGCGGTGCCGTATGTGTCCGCCGTCGGCCCGTCCGCCACTCGAATGTCTTCCCGCTGGCTCGTCCGAGCATTTAACGGGCGCAAGGTGATCAGAACGGGCTTCATGCGTGACCCTCAATCGTCAATAGGCGGACTTCGATTGGAACCCGGGCAGGAGACCGATCGAACTGCCGCCGGTGTAGCTGGGATAGTCGGTCGGTGCCACGCCGAGATTGTTGACGGCGGTGATCAGGCTGTCGAGACGGCCCGCGAGCACATCCGTCTGGCTCTGGGTCGCCGCCACCTGGCTCTTGCCGATCGACGCCAGCGCCGATTGCACAGCACTGTCGCCCGTGAACGGCGATGCCGGCAGGTTCGATACATCGGTGATGCCGGCATTGTCTCGCGCCTTAGCGAGCAGCCCGCGCAGCATCTCGAAGTCGTCGAAGAACGACTGGCTGGACCCGTTGAGCGCGCGGCTGGCGTCCTGGAAGTTGCGCGCCGACGATAGGAGCGCCGACTGATCGACCACCTTGCCAGCGGCGATGTCCGCCTTGAACGCCTCGAGATCCTTGGCGGCGTTGTCGAACGTCGTGCGCTTGTTCAGCGGCGAGTTCGACCCGCCGACCATGTCTTTCAGGAACTGGTCGATCTGGTCGGCCGCTTGCTGGCTGGCCTGCTCGATCGCGGTTTTCCGCTCGAGATCGTACAGCTTCTGCGCATCGGCGAACTGCTCTGCCGTCGCGCCGCCTTCCTTCAGGTACGAGATCATCTTCTTGAACTCGTCGTTCAAGTTCGTGACCGCGTAGCGGACCGGGTCGGTCAGTTGCAGCAGACGCTTCGGGATCGACTCGATCACCGTCGCCTTGGCAAGCGCCTTCTGAAGATCCTGCCCGCTGGCGAGGATCTTCTTCGACGCGTTGCTGATCCCGGTGATGACGCCGTCCTTCAAGGCATCCTGGATCGCGAACTGGATCGCTTCGGCTTCGGTCTCGAAGGCGTTGACGCCGGTCAGGCGACCTTGTCCGGTCGTGTCGACGCGGTATGCGCCGGCCTTGTGCCCCGGGCGGTAACCGATTGATACGCTACCCGCGCCGGTGATCTGCGCGCCGAGCGAATCGGCGATGTTCTGGAGGCCCTGGATGACCCCGCCGCCGAGCGCGGTCGCGGTCGCCTTCTGATCCTTGCCCGTGCCGACCGCCTGGCCGGTGATCAAGTCGCCGGTGTCGCTCAACGAAATCGTGGTCGACGCCTGTTTCGTCTTCTTGAACAGACCGCCGATCGTCCCGCCCAACAGGCCGCCGATGATCGAACCGCCGGGGATGCCCGACAGCGCACCGATTGCGCCGCCGATCTGCGCGCCAGTGCCCGACTGCTTGACGCCCAACGCCTTCGCGAAGCCAGACGCGATCGCTCCGGTGCCCGCGCCTTGGAGCGCGGTGCCGAAGGAGTCGCCCATCTTCTTGAAGAAGGTCGATCCGGACAGTTGCGTGCCGTCCGCGCCGAACGTCGCCTTCTTGCCCAGCACCTTGTCGGCCAGACCGTCCAAGGTCTTGCCGATGCCACCGAAGATGCTGGCGCCAACCGCATTATAGGTCTGGCGCGCGGTCGGCAGGCGGCCGGTGCCGGGCAGGGCGCGGCCGGTCTCAAGCGGAATGTTGATCCGCCCCGGCTCTGGCGCCACGATACCGCGGCGATCGGCGACCTTTCGTGCGGTAACGATGATGTCGCCGATGTCGTTGACCGTCGTGCCGCCGCCGGTCTCCGCCAGGTCTCCCGCGCCGCCGCCGGTGTCGACGCCGTCGAGCCGCCCGGCCGCGCCCTCCGCCGCCAGGGCGAACTTCTCGAGCGCGCTGACGCCGCGATTGGCCTGCGAATCAAAGCGATTGATCGACGTGGAGAACGTGCTGATCGCATTGTCGACGCCGCTCTTTCCCTCCAGCAGCGAGCGCAGCTTCTCGTCGCTCCCGGCGAACAGCTTCTCGGTCAACTGGCGGCTGTTGATCTTCGCAAACTGGTTACGGAAATCGTTGTACGCCGTCTTGAAGATGTCGCCCGGCTTCACGCCCGTCTGGATGCCGGTTAGGACGCTTTCGACCGTGTCCCGCGCGCCGTCCAGAGCGTTGGTGATCTCGCCGACGATCCGCTGCCGCGACGCCAGCGCGTCGTTGATCCGGCCCTGCTGCCGCTCATTGTCGACCAAGTGCTGATATTCGGCTTGGGTCAGGCCGACGCCATCGTCGAGTAGGCGGTTGCGCTTCTCCACCGCCGCCGCTTCCGCGTCGCGCCCCTGCAACAGCAGGCCAGAGATCTCCGCCGACCGGTTGAACTCGCGGTCCAGGTCGCGGAGTGGCTTGCGCACGCCCTCCTCAATGCGCGCGGCATCCGCGTCCGCCATCTCGCGCGTGTAGATGCCGGTGCCGAGCGGATTGATCTCCTTGATCGCCGCGATCTCGGCCTTTGTCTTGCCGATGAACTCGGCCCCGTCGACCACCGAACCGACGAACTTCCGCAAGTCGTCAATCTGGTCGCGTGCCCGGTCGATTGCCTTGGGCGCGTCATCATAGCCGGAGAGGATGTCCGCGCGCTTCTCGGCCGCCTTCGCCGCCGCCGCCGTTTCCGCCCTGGCATCCGCGAGCCGCTGGCTGCTCGCGCGATGCGACGCCGCCGCGCTGGCGTCGATCTTCGACATCTCCGCGTCGTAGGTCGCGAGGATCTTCACTCGTTCGACGCGGTATTGAGCGTCGCCCAGGTTCGGCTTGTTGCGCTCGAGCGCGGTCAGGGCCGCGTCGGCCTTCGCCTGTGCTTCGTCCTTCGCGTCCTGGATCGCGTCGCGCGCGGCCTTCCGCTCCGCGGCCCGGCCAGCGGTGGCAGATGCTCGAGCGTCGCGCGCGCCCTTCTCCGCCGCCGTGACCGCCTGAAGCGCGGCCGCAAGTTCGTGCTGTGTCTGCGCGTCATCCCGTCCGGGCAGGAGACCCGTCTTGGTGTCCCGCTGCGATTGCAGCGTCTTGTACGCGGCGCGTGCGCGCTCGACGTCGGTCGATGCCGCTTCGGTCGCCGCCGCCGCATCGATCTGCGCGCGAGTGCGCGGCTTTGGCTGCGCGCCGCTGCCGTTCGTGGTGCGCACAACCTCGCCGAGCGCGCGGCTGACGTCGTTCGCACGGGCTTGCCCGCGCACGACACGCGTCGCGGCGGCGGACTGGCCCAGATTGTCGATGTTGGTCCGCAGGCCGTCGAACATGTCGCCAAGTTTGACCGTGGCGGCGGACAAAGCGGGGATGGCCGCCCGGATCTTCGGATCGGCAAGCACCCCCTGAAGCTGCGGCAACGCACCGCGGCCGTTCGCCTGGAAGTTGGCGAGGGCTTCGGCGACGCGACGCTGCTCTGGCGTGCGGTTGGCGTCAGCCGTCGTCGACAGCCGTGCCGCCCGCGAGACGGTCTCACCGATGCTCGTCTTGCCGGCGACGATCGCGTCATAGGCGGCGCGGCCGCTGTTGGTCGCCTTCTGCTGCACGGACAGGCGCTGGAGCGCGCCGATCTGATCATAGACCTTGCCGGTCGACCGATCGATGATGTTGGCGAAACTGCGCTGCGCATCCTCATGCAGCCGCGTCGCCTTCTCGGCTGCGGTCTCGGCCGTCGCCAAGAGATACGCGGCTGTCGCAGCCGCAGCGAAGGCGATCATGAGCGGGCCGCCAAGCAGCGTTACCAGACCGCCCATCGCGGATCGCAGGAGACCCACGCGCCGCGCCGCCGCACCGGTCGCCAGATCGACGCGCGCCTGCGCCGCCGCCTGGCGCAATTGCGCGCCGGTCAATGCGTTGGAGATGATGCCGAGACGCTGGCGTTCCTGGATCAGCGCACGAACGGCGGCCCGCTCCTCCTGCGCGGCGGCGGCGGCCAACCGGGACGAACCGGCGTATCCCGGACCCGGCTGGTAGCGGGTGACGTCACGCGATGCGACCGCGCGCTGACGCTCGAGGAGCGCAATGTTCTCGCGGATCTCCGCCTGCTCGGCATTGAGCGCGGCGATCTCGCGGACATGCTGCGCCTGGCTTTCCACCGCCGCCGCCTTCCGGCGAGTGGCAAGCATGTCCGCCGCCGCGCGCATGGTGACGAAGGTGCGAACCGCCGCCGCGCCTTCCGCGACCAACCCGCCCAACTTGATCGCGGCGAAGGCGGTGCCCACGCCGGCGGCGAGCGAGATCAGCACGCGCATGTTGCGCGCAATGACGGAGATGCCATCGGCGAGCGTGCCGGTGAAACCGATCGCCTTGTCGAACTGACCGAAGGACACGGTTACCGACGTCAGCAGATCCGTACCCGCCTTGTTCAGCGTGTTCGGAATGCGGGCGGCCATCGTGTCGATGTAGCTGGCCGACCGCTGCAACGCGTCTAGCACGCGCGCGGTAGACAGTTCGCCCGCCTCTGCCAGCTTTTTGAAGTTGGCGAGCGACGTGCCGATCGTGCCGTCGGCGTTCTTGAATCCCTTCAGGATCGCTTGGAACAGGATCGGCGCCTGTTCCTTCAGCGAGTTGATCTCCTGCCCGGCCGCCTTGAAGTCGCCGGACAGCGCCTGACCGAACTGCAACAGCGCCGCGTCGCGCGCCTGCGCGGTGCCGCCGCCGAGCGTGCTGGCCTTGGTCGCGAGTTCGGTCACCTGCGCGATGCGGCCGCGCGACAGGCCGATGTTCTGCCCGACCGTCGTCAGGCGGGTGTAGACGTCCACCACCGGCTCGAGCGCGCTACGCGAACGCTGCGCGATGCCGACGATGTCATTCATCGCCGCGTTGACTTGCTTCTGGGTCTCGAAGAACGGGCGCACCCGCGCTTCCAGGTTCGCGTAATTGTTGGCGGTGCGGCCGATCGCGAACAGCGTCGCGCCGAAGGCGGCAAGGCCAAGCTGCACGCCCGTCAGGTCAGTGACCGCGCGCGTCAGGACGCCGATACGACTGGCGACCGGATCGAGCCGGCCGGAGACCACGTTGAGCGCCACCGACGTAGTAGTCAGGCCGCGCGCAAGGCCCTCATGCTGCCGGGCCGCGACCGCCGTCTGTGCGCTGTGCCGCGCCGTGGCGCTGGTCAGGCGGGCCGTGGACCGTTCCGCCTCTGCCGCCGCCGCCGCTACCGTGCGGAGCGCTGTGGCGCGCTGCTGAACGTTCGTGGTGCCCTGCTGGACACCTTGCGACCCGCGCGCGCCTAGCAGCCCTGCCGTCGCGCGCGTCGCCTGCTCTGCCGCCCGTGTGATCGTGGCATAGCTGGAGGTGGCAATCTGTGCCTGGCGATTGAACGCCTGCTCCAGACCGGGATCGGTCTGCGCGTTGATATAGGTCGTAAACGTCGCTGCGCGCACAGGCTGGCTCCCCAGGTGGACGCGATCGGTGGCGTGACCGGGATACGCGAACGGCCGCCCCATCGCTAGGGCGGCCGAACCGCATGATCGCCTAGCCGCTGGTCATGCGCCCCAGCGACGGCAGCTACTTCCTACTCATTCGCCCACTCATCTGGAAGGGCGCACTCCAGCCGGTGGTGTTTCTGTCGCCATCAAATAGCGCTCGCGATCCCCACACGAAGCCGTCGCCTGCCGGCGGCGATTCGTACCATACGTCGCGCGGGCCACCGTGTTCATCCGGCCGAGCCGGCATCTCGAATGCTCGCGCGTAGATCATCGCCTCACGCACCCCGATGACGTTGATGCGCGGGTGAGGAGCGGGTGGCTGCACGCCGGTCACCTCCGGCAGTCCGGGATAGTCATACGATGCGATTCGCTCGAAGGTGATGACGCGGCCTTCGGTCGCGACGGTCATCAGCGCGGGAGTGCTGACGCCGGTATGCGCCGGGAAGGTTTTCGGACGGTAAAAGATCGTCGCGACGGTGTCGTGATCCAGCTTGCACGCTGTCATCGACATGCCCGCATGGCCGAAGTCGTCGGCGCAATATGCGGTGTAGCCGTGCATCAGCTTGGCGAAGCGTTCGGGCGTGCACGGTTTCCAGCTATGGACGGACGTGTCGAAGCCCGGCTTTTCTTCCTGCCATTTCATCGTTGGTTCTCCAATCAGCACCCCAGATCCATCCGGCGATGCAGGATCACCATATGCGAACGGCCCCACCGTTGCCAGTGGAGCCGTTCTACCCTTTCGCCGATCACTTCGTCACGACTAGGGCGGGTCGCCCTCGCGGTATTTCATGACCCGCCGCCGTGCCGGTCGAATTGACAACCCCGCAGGTTGATCCGACTCGGCGGCGAGTCGCTATCGATATAATCAGATACGTCAGCCGGGCGCAACGGGCGCGTCGGTGGGCACCGAGGTCGGCTTCGCGGTCGGCTGATCCTCGGCGCTGCACTCGTCATAGTTGGGCAGGCCGGGCTTGCACGGCTTGCCGGCCGAGTGATTGCCGATTCCAGGCGGCGGTGTGTCGGGATAATGATCACAGGCCGCGACGGCGAGCGAGAGCGCCGCGATGGCGATGAGTCCGTGGATTCGCTTCATGACGTTTCCTCCAGTGAGGAGACCGGGATAGCAAAACGCCCGGCCTGTGCAAGCAAGCCGGGCGCGCAGTCCAGGCGGCCGAGACGCCCGTCGCTTCGCCGCCGCGGAAGCGGGGAACACAGCAGCGATGCACCGATATGCAGAACGCCCGGGATTTATGCAATTCCTATGCGCGGCGGCGTAGCTGCGGATCGTTCAAGAACTCGGCCATGTAGCCGGGCACCCGCTTCGCATAGAACGCCGCCACGCCGTCCTTATCGAACCGCTGTGCCCGCCGCGTCACGCGGATGCCGACGAAGGCCACGATCTCCTTTTGCGGGATGCGCGACCGCGTTCGGCCGGCGGCGGCCTTAGCCCGGCCCGTCTTGGGCGAGACCGTGACCTTCTTCACGACCCAGATCGCGCGGTTGCCGCCGATCGGTCGAAACTCCAGCCGGCCGATCGACTGCATCAGTCCGCTTTTCATGTAGATCTCGGGCGTGAGGCGCTGCCGGCGCCCGGCAAAGGTGACCAGACGCGGCACGGCGGCGGTCGGGAAGGCCAACCACACCTTGCCCGGCCCGGGGCGGATCGTGGAGCCGCGGGTATAGGATTCGAGCGCGCCGCCGGCGAGGCTGTCATCACCGCCCTTCGCGAAGATCACGCCGTAGGGATTGTTGCCGCCTGGATTGCGCTGCCGCGCGGTGGACGTCTGCCCGACCGCGCGCGATAGGCGGCCCAAGCCTGTCGACGTGATCCGCTCCTGCACGCCGCGTTGCGTCTCGAGCGACGCCTTGTTGGTGGCGTAGATGGCGGCGGCGCGCAGATCCTTTCGATACTGCTCCGCCGCCGCCGTCGTGGCCTTCATCGGTTGGATGTTCGGTTTAGCCGTCAGTCGCATTCGCTTGCCCCTGCGCGTCGAAGTATTTCCCGACTATATCGAGAGCGCGCAGGAGCCGCACGGGTTGATCGTTCAGCCCTCCACCGTCGGGGAAGGTTTCTCCGGACTCGATACCGGCACCGTGTCGAAGCCGGAGGTAGAGGCTGACGACGCTTCGGTGATCGTCGCGGATTCGGCGACGGGGGCTGGTGTAGAAGGTGATCCCGTCGAATTCCCATCGCTGCTCGCCGGGCTTTCGCTGGCTCCGGTCGAACCATTGTGGAGCGGCAGCTTCTCGGGCAGCGAGTCGAAGTTTTTTTCCTCACTCCCATCGACCTGGTACATGCGGTCGATGAAACCGACCACTTCGTTCCAGGATGCGTCGTCGACGACATCGCGCAGCGCGAGCACGACGTCCTCATTGAGCGCGCGCGTGTGGGCATTGCGCTCGATCGGCATCGGCGGAGTGAAGCCCTGGACGCCGATCAGGTGCATTCGGACCAGGATCACGGCGTTCTGCCGATTGAAGTCGACATTCGCCGCAGCCAGATCTCGAAGCCGCTGGCTGTGCGTCATCATGTGATCGATCAGCCGCTGCATTCGGGCCTGTTCGCGCACACTGATGATCTTGGGCGGGATCTCCTCACGCTCGCGGCGCGGTGCGCCTTCCATTTCATCGATCAGCCGCTCGACCTCCTGCTGCTGCCACATCTCGATCGCGGCATCATGCGCCTGCTGCCGCAGCCAGCAGCCGTCCAGGAAGTTGGCGCGATCGTCGGCGGCCGACTCGTTCTCGCTCGGGTTAAGCGGCGGCTGACCCGGCTCGCTCCAGTCCTGGAGGTACAGTTCCTCGATCATGGTCGCGCGGATCTGCTCTTGCGTGATCTGCTGAAGCCCCAGCGAGATCAGGCGAGCGTTGATCTGCTCGCGCTCGACGTTGGTCGGCACGGCGAGGATAAACCGCTGCGGCGTCGGATATTTCTCGCGCATGAAATCAAGGTTGCGCTCCATGATCCCATATTCGTCCGGGATCTTGGCAAGGTCGACTTCAACCGTGGCGCGTTCGGTGGTGAGAGATTTGACCAGGTCGGCGTCTTGAACGACGGTTCCGGACTGCTGCTTGTGCAGTTCTTCGTCGATCGCGGAAAGCCGGCGCTGCGACGCCTGCTGCATCTTGGCGATGTTCGCGCTGCGCTTGCGCTTGTATCCGTCGGCGTCCTGGATCTCGGGAACGAACTCGATCGGCTGCTTGGCCGATGAGGTGAAGGGTGGATGTCGCATCGATGGCCTCCAAAGTTGGAAAGGCCCGCCGAGTCTCCCCGGCGGGCCTTGCCTTGCTACAGCGGCGGCCGGCGCGACGCCAGCCCGGCCGTCACCACCAGAGCGTGAGCGCTGCGGCCTTGTCGACGTCGGTCGTGATCGCGTCGCCGGTCAGGTTCACGTAGCCGTTGCGATCGCCAGGGCTGAACGGGTTGAGCACGATATTGGGCTGGATGAAGCCCCAATTGTTGCCCGGCCCCATGCCCCAGGTCGACATGAGCGGCATCTGTGTCTGCGCATCCTCACGGGCGTGCAGGTCGAAGTCGCCGACCGCCATCTGGTTCAGGTCGATCGAGGTCGTGCGCGAACCGCTGATGATGTCGAAACCGTCCTGGCCGGCGGCCTGGTTCTGGTTCGACGCCGCCGCCAGAGTCGCCGTCTCATTGAAGCTGATCGACTGGTGGCCCAGCTTGATCCGGTCCATGTAGAACTTGCCGTTGCGCGCCGGCGCGACGGGTGCCGCGATCAGCGCGGACGGCAGCGACGGGGTCACATCGTCGACGATCGCCACGACCGTACCGCGGCCGCTGAAGGTCATGTCCGGGAAGCTGGTGTTGGCCTCGTTGGCGACCGGCACGTTGATGACCAGCGATGCCGGCGTCCAGTCGCGATAGTCGTAGCGCTTCTTGTCGCGCCAGATGGAGATCGACAGGATCGGCGGCGACGTGGTCAGCGTGCCCAGCACATAGGACAGGTACGCCGGGATCGTATAGTTGGCGCCCGACGCCGGCGCGACGCCGAGCGTTTCCGCGAGCAGCACTTCCTTGGTGCTGCCGATATAGTCGCGGATGATCGACGTGCGCTGAAAGCCGCTGCCGAAATTGTCCTGCTGGATTGGTGCGCCGAGCAGGAAGTCGTCGACCGACGATTCGGTCGCGGCCAGCGTGAGGCGACTGGTCACGTTCGCCGCCGACAGCGCCGCTGTGCGCGCCGTACCGTTGCGCAGTTCGGTCCAGCCGGCCGACTGTAGCACCCGGCCGGCGGGCCAGGCATTCGCCGCCGGCGGCGCGGTGCCGCCGGGACCGCGCATCGGAAACGTCGCGCCAAGCGTCGACTGCTTGCCGAGATAGACGCGAGCCGCCTCCCAGATGGTGCCGGTCGCGGTCGGATCTTCGGCCGACACGATCGCGGCGGTGTTGGTCGGTGCGGAGACCGGCATCAAATCGGTGTCGCGATTGGGCTGCGCGAAGACGCCGCTGGTCGCCTGGATGGCTACCGCCATTGCGACAACGCGGGTTCGATGGTTCCAAGCCAAGGGTCAGTCCTCCTTTACTTCGTGGCCTTGGCAGTCGCGGTTGCGCGCTGCTCGGCCTGGCTGTTGATGACCGCGGCTTCGTCGCTCTGCGCGTCGGCGGGCTGCGGGTCGGGGTCAAGGCGCGGCTTGTAGACCTGCACCTGTTCCGTAATGCCGAGATCCTTGTTCTCGACGTCCTGGAAGACGTAGCCGGGGATGTCGCGCTTGTCGGGCACGCTGGTTTCCGCGCCGCCGGCTTCGGCGAGCGCGGCTTCCACCGCACCCTCATACTTGCTCGCGGCGCCCTTGGCGGCCTTCTCCAGTCCCTTTCCGAGCACGCCCACATCGAAGCTGCCCGCAGGCAGGGAGACCGGCCTGTTGTTGATGTCGCTCATCCGTTCACTCCTGCTGCTAGAAGAACATTCTCGTCGTCAGAGCGCGTTCGGTATAGCACACGAATGGCGCGCGTCATGCGCCCTGCATCGGCGGTCGAACGATCGCTCGGCTCGAGCGAATCGACGGAGATCCAGTCGCACAGGCCGCCGAGCCAAGACGCATTCTCCTCATCCTTCAGCGACCGCAGGAAGATGGCGATCATGATCATGAGCATCGCCAGCCCGGTTTCATCTTCGCCGCCGTCTTCGGTCGCCAGTTCAATGTCGGCTTGCACGTCGACCACCATCTCGCGGACGACTTCGTCCATGTTGCGCTGCTGATCCGATACCTGCGGATCGTCGCTCACCAGGATCAGCCCGATCGACGGCAACTCGCCCTTGACCGCCTGCCGGTTGCGGGCGTGCCGCACGGTGACATTTCCATCCTGGATCACCTGCGAATAGTCGGCGGCGGCGCCACGGCGCTGCATTTCGATCAGGAGGATGATGGGGGGCGGAAGCGTGATCATGGAGCGGAAGCCTTCTGCACGTCGAAGATGTGATAGCGCCCTTCGTTGTCCGGCAGGGCGTCGCCAGGGCGGAACCAGCCTGGCCCCAGCTTGGGATGCTGGAAGCGATCGGACTGCAACGGTTCGTCCAGCAGCGTGCGCGCAATCTTCAGCCGCCAGCGATTGCCGAGCGGTTCGTCCAGATCCTCGATCGACGGGTTGCTGCCGAACTGGAGCACGAAGGCTTCGACCACCGGCGGCGAACCGCTGCCCAGCCAGACGCCGCGGTGCTTGTATTGCACGCGATCGCCGACGACGCCGTCGACCACCCGGTCCATGATCGCCGCCGCCCTGTCCCAGATGCTTTGCACAGCGCATGATCTCCCACGAAAAAGGCCGCCAGGTTGCCCCGGCGGCCCTTCCATATCAGCCTTTCGGCTAAGGCGTTACTGCGCCTTGCCACCGCGCGGCTTCGTGGTGCGCGCGGTCGGCGCCGGGGCGGCATCCTCGTCGCCGCTCTCCTGGTCGATCTCGCTCGGCTGATCGGTCGTGGTGTCCTCCGGCTTGTCGCGGATGCCATCGACATAACCGTCGGCGCCGCCGGCGACGCGGCTCATGTCCGGGAACGCCGTCGACTGACGGCTTTCGAGCGACGTCGCCGCGCCTTCCGCGACCGGATTGTCGGCGGTCAGTTCCGCGGTGCGCGCGGCCGCGACGTTGCCGATCGCATTCGGATCGTTGACGGTCTCGCCCGGCTCGTCGTCCGCGGCCTTGGCCTTCTCCGGATCTTCGATCAGACCGCGCTCGAAAGCGACCTTCGCTTCGGCGTCGGTCAGCCGCGGCGAGTGATAGGATTCGTTGTCATGGTCCGGATCGACATAGATGATCGAGCCGGTCGATGGGCTGTTGAAGGTGCCGTGGGCCTTCGCCTTCGTCTGGATCTTCTGCATTGCGCCTTCCTCCTACGATTGAGGCCCGGATGATGCGCGCACCCGGGCCTCTACTCAACGTCTACGATCGGCGGCCTGCTGTTACGCTGCCGGCTTCACCCGCGCGCGCATCAGCGCCTTGGGGAAGATGCAGGCATACAGCGGATAGGCCCGGAGCACGATGTCCAGATGGTCGGGCATCGCGTTGCGCACGTCGGGCTGGAGGTACAGATATTCCGGCCGCCCGGGCTGCTGGACGTCGAGCAGCGTTTCGCCCGGCGCCCAATAGACCTTGAACACGTCGGACGCGCCCATCGGGAACATGCGCGCCTCGTTGAAGGGCACGGCGATGTCCGAATTGCGCGTGCCCTGATAGTTGATCCACCGGATGCCGGCGAAGTCGACTTCCATCCACATGTTCGGCACGACCAGCGGGTTGGTCGCCCGCGCCACGGCCTGCGCCTGCATGTTGAGTTCGTAGATCTTCCGGAACCCCGGATGGGTCATCAGCTTGGCCCAGAAGCCATCGCCGGTCAGCGACGCCAGATAGACGTTCGGCGTATAGCGGCCGCCGTCCTGGAGCGCGATCGTGATCGGCCGCAGGAACGTGTCCTGGAACTTCTGGAGAAGCTGCTCCTCCGGGATGTTGTCGAAATCGATGTCGATCACCGGCGGCGGCGAAATCCCAAATTCATCGAAGAAGTCGGCGATGACGGTCGTACCGTCGGCGTCGAGCAGCTTGCCCATCACCGCACCGAAGCGGTGCAGTTCCTTGGTCGCCTCCAGGTTCGACTTCATCTTGGAGGTGCGCTTCGTGGTCAGAGTGCCCAGGTTGCGCGCGCGGATTGCCTCCGGGAGCGCCATGTTGGCGACGCCGATCAGTTCGCCAGCGCGGACGCTGTCGATCTGCGCCAGACGCGTGGTCTTCAGCGCGCGCATCCGGCCGACGTCGCGAAGCTGACGAATGTCCGGCGTGCCGCGCTCGGTCGTCGGGACCAGGCGGATCACATTGTCTTCCTCGTACAGGTGCACGAACGTCGTATCGATCGGCTCCGGCTCGAAGATCGCCATGCGGCCGAGCGTCTGCGGGATGTACGTGGTCGAGCCTGCGACCCGCTGAAGGTTCACATAGCTGAACAGGTCATTCCGGGTGATGTCGAGAGAGAGTTCCATTCTGCCTTCCTTGTGCTGTGGGAGGAACCCTCCCCCTGCGCCGTGTTAGAGGATAGCTACCGGGATCAGTAGCCGTTGACGATGCCGACGGCCGCCATCTGCGCCTCGATCTGCGCCTTCTGCGAGGCGCTGACCGCGACCTCATAGAACAGCAGGTTCGAGTTCAGCGTGGCCTCGCGAACGGTGCCCGCGCCGCGCTGATTCGACGCGCTCGCCGGACGCCGCGAATAGTTGATGGCCGCGAAGTTCTGCGAACCATCGGTCGCGGCCGGATCGAGCGGCTTGTAGATCTTCGTCGCCGTCACCTGGCCCAAGATCGTGCCGACCTGGTAGGGCGTGGCCTTGGCGGCGAGCGTGATCTGCGCGTTGGTCCGGTTGTTGTCGAACGAACCGATCAGGTAGTTGCCCGAACCGGCGGGACCGTCGGTCGGGATGTTGTCACGAATGGGGTCGACCATATCCTGTCACCTTCCTTTGTGGGGCACGCCCCGTTGATCAGTTGCCGGTGCGCGGGATGCCCGGAGCGATGTCGCCGCCGAACGGCGAGGCGAGCGTCGCGGCGGCCGACATAGACGAGTCCCAGAACTGCGTCGCATCGACCTTCTGTTCGCCACCATCGTTCGCCGCCGCGCCGACCTCGATCTTCGGCGTCTGGTTCAGGTCGGCGGTCGGCGGCGCGGCCGGAGCGGCCGCTGCCGGCGGCGTGGCCGGGGCGGCGGCGGCGGGAGCCGGCGCGGGGGCGGCGGCGTTGGCGGGGGCG